TACATTTGCTGTTTTTGATAAAGCGATGGCCGGTGTTTATTCGGCCCGGTCAAAAATTGCTGAAGATGAAATTGCTACTTTGATGGCGTCTGATTTTTGGATGACCGGTGAAGAAGCAGTTGAAAAAGGTTTTGCTGATGCGTTTATCAGTGCTGATGAAATTGTTGAAGATGAAGAAAAAGCAGCTTCGGCAAAACATCGTATTGATAAAGCTTTAGCAAAACAGGGCGTGCCGCGTTCTGAACGTCGCGCTTTGTATCAAGAAATGACCGACACGCAAAACGCTGCCGGTTCCACTACGCAAAACGCTAGTGATTTCACGGGGGTTATGAAAGCCCTGAATGATCTTAAATCGAGAATTGAAGGAAACACTAGCGATGAAAACATTTCGTAAAATTTTTGCAATGCCGCTTGCGCTGATGATTGGTTTTATCAGTCTTTTGAAAACGGCATTCCCGTTTGATCGTAAACAGATGTTTGCGCCCCACAACTTCACCCCGGTTCGCGGCATCATGTCTGCCCGTGCTGATGTGGCTGGTCTTGAAAAAGGCATTCAAGCCCTTACCGCACAGTTTGCTGAAGCAAATGCAGATGTTCTGGCAAAAATTGAAGCTGCTGTTGCTGCTGCTGCCACCGGTCAAGAAGGTGCTGACAAAGCCTTGAAATCTGCTGAAGATGCTATTGCCAAGGTCACGGTAGTATCTGATGACATGTTTGCGCTTCAGCAGGAAATTGCAGCCGGTATTACCAATGGTGATGAAAACCCCATGAGTCTTGGTGAATTTGTCGTTGCACAGGAAGCTTTCAAAACCTTTGCAAACGGTGGTTCCCCTTCCCTTGGTTCAAAATTCACGGTTCAGGCGAGTACGATCACCGGTCAGGAGGGTTCGCCGCCTGAAAATTCAAACGTTCTTGTTCGCCCTGATCGTCGTGACGGTATTGTTCCGGGTGCATTTCGTGCCTTGCGTATTGCTGACTTGCTGATCACGATCCCGACAAGTTCCAATGCGTATGAATTCACCCGTGAATTGGCGTTTACCAATAACGCTGCTGAAACGGCTGAAGGTGCTGCAAAACCTGAAACGGATTTGACCTTTGAACTTCAGACGGTCAACATTCGCACCATTGCCCATTGGATCAAAGCAAGTAAGCAAATCCTTGCTGATTCCCCGGCTGTGGCTGCGTACATCAATACCCGTATGCTTTATGGTGTTGAAGCGCGTGAAGATGCACAGCTTCTGAATGGTGATGGTACTGGTCAGAATATCGACGGAATGACCAACACCGGCAATTTCGTTGCGTTTACCCCGACTTCAGGTGATACCGCAATCGACAGCATCAACCGTGCAAAATATGAAATCATCACCAATGATTACGCTGCTGATGGTCTTATCTTGAACCCCACGGATTGGAGCGTGATTGAACGCTTGAAGGATTCGCAGGGTAAATACATCGTTGGTGATCCGTTTGGAACCATCATTCCGATGATGTGGGCGTTGCCGGTGGCGATTTCCAACAACATGACCGCTGGTAAGTTCCACATGGCGGCATATACCACAACGTTTGATCATCTTGATCGTCAACAGACTATGGTTGAATTGGGCTTTGTGAACGTTGACTTCACGAAGAACCTTGTGACCATGCGTGCTGAAAAGCGCACCGCCCTTGCGACGTTGCGCCCTGCTTCAGCACGTTACGGTGACTTGACCCTGTAACATTTTGCCCCTGAAACTGGTGGGTGGGGTGGTTCCCTGCCCACCGTTTTTTTTCTGATAACGATTCCACATGTCAAACGAAAAACTTTATGAATGCGTTGCGGCCCGTGAATTTTCTAATACAATTTTTGGAAATATCAGCCAAGGTCAACGCATAAAGATTACTGCTGAACGTCGCCGTGTTTGGCTTGAACAGGGCCTTATCCGTGACGATACACCCAACATCAAAAAGATGACCAAGAAAGAACTTGCTGCTTTCGCAAAGGATCGTTTTGATATTGACCTTGACCAGCGTCAAACGGCTGACAAGATGTGCGAAGAAGTTCAGGCGCTTCTTGAAGTTATCAAATAATGGCCGAACCAATCACAGTTACACAAGCGGCAGGTTTTTTGCGTCTTGATACTGGTACTTCACCACTTCCTGAATTGGATTTGATTGAAGGCATCATTATTGCCGCCCGAAAAGCCGCTGAAAATTTCTTGAATCGTACTATCGTTGAACGTCAACGTGTTATGGTTCTTGATGCTTTTGCAACTGTGATTGAATTGCTGAATGGTGACGTTTCAAGCGTTGATACTGTTGCATATGTTGATACCAATGGGGCTGATCAAACAGTTTCCAGCTACATATTGAGTGACAATCGTTTAACGGCGGCATACGGTGCATCATGGCCTGATACACGTGATCAACTTGGTGCAGTCACCATCACCTATACTGCCGGATATACACCCATCGGTTCCCCGGCTGAAGATAGCACTCCTGAAAATATTGTTCAGGCAATATATTTAATGATTGGTGATATGTACGACAACCGTGAAGCTGTATCACAAGGCGGTGAATATCGTATTAACCCCACGGCTGAAAATCTTCTATTTCCTGATCGTATTGATCTTGGTGTTTAACGTGCATGTATAGCCATACGCACAATGTTCTATTTGTTCATATTCCTAAGAATGCCGGTCAGACAATAACAAAATTCTTTATGGGTTTTGATTTTGTCCCTTGGGAAGATCGTTATAAATATCTTCTTTTTCAAAATAGCGATCCGAATCATGGACCACCCCAAGTGGCACATTTCACGCTTGATGAATATTATAAATCAAATTTGATATCAGATGAAATTATTGACAACGCAATTAAGTTTGCGGTTGTCAGAAATCCGTGGGATCGTCTTTGGTCAGAATATAATTTTCATTGGAAAGATATTGTTTCATGGGATAAATTTTTTAAATATTTTCCTGATTATATTTTTGATGATCATGCAACAGGACGCGATGCATTAAGGCATATTTTACCCCAAGTCGAATTTATTAATGACAGTGTTAAAATATTGAGATTTGAAAATTTAGATGATGATTTTTCAAAATTTTGTCAGTGTCATGATATCCCTGATCTTGGGTTACATAACAAATTGAATGTTCAATCAATAGCGGATTATTCGACAGTATATGATGCTGAAAAAATAGAAGCTGTTGCTGAATATTATGCTACTGATATCGCCGCATTTGGCTATGAGCCACTCCAATGACCGGGGCAATTTGCATTGCTTCAGGACCATCATTGACAGAAGCAGATTTAGCCCTGTGTAAGCAATCAGGGCGCGTTGTTTATGTTGTCAATGATGTTTATAAGGTCGCGCCTTGGGCTGATGTTCTATATGCCGCTGATGTTGATTGGTGGGATTATCATGAAGGTGTGCCTGATTTTGCTGGTGAAAAATGGCATATCAACGAACGTTGTTGTGAAAAATGGGGATTGAATTTCATACCGGGTACATCAGGTAAAATATTTGCCATTGAAGAACCAATTGCATACGGCAAACATTCAGGTTTTCAAGCAATAAATTTAGCATATCTTCAAGGCCATCGTGACATTTGGTTATTGGGTTATGATATGGGTCATGAACCCGATGAACAAAAACATTTTTTTGGTGAACACCCTCAAAAAATTAATAGAGTTTCCCAATATAAAGATTGGATTGATCATTTTAAATTTGCAAAGCCGTTGATGGATAAAGCAGGATTAAAAATTATTAATATGACGCGCAAAACTGCCCTTGATATGTTTGAAAGGGGTGATTTGTGCGAATTCATATAAATGGAATGTTTGGGCTTGGTGATAATCTGTATCAGCTTGGTTTTGTCCGTGCCTTAGCTGACCAAGGTCATCACGTAACAATTGTTACGCCTTGGCCTGAAATATATGCTGATGTTCCAAACATCGGTTTTCAACGTCCGCATACCAATTTGCGAACACAAAATAAAAATATTCAACGTGTGGAATCGGGGACATGGAATACAGATGTAAATTTTGATAAACGAATGACCGTGCATTATGGCGCGGGTACTGTAATTCCGTCTGATATGCAGCGGATATTTGATATTCAGCCAACGTGGGGATTACGAAAATTTAAGCAGCCAAAACGAAAAAAACCGTACATCGTTATTCGTCCTGCAACCGCACGTAAAGAATGGCTAAATGAAGCCCGTAATCCACTCCCTGAATATATTGATCAGGTCGCACGATGGCTTTCAAAGAAATATGAAATCATAAGTGTTGCTGATCTTCAAGATGGTCAAGAATGGCTTGTGGGGGATGCCCCGCACGCCGATGTTCAATATCATGCGGGGGAATTGTCGGTTTCTGATCTAATGGCACTGTGTCAAGGCGCATCTGGCATCATGGGTGGTATTGGTTGGTTGGTTCCCTATGCTATTAATGCCGGTACACCGGCTTTTGTAATTGCCGGTGGAAATGGCGGTTATAATCATCCAGAAAAATTAATAAATTCCACTATGAATTTAGATAAGATACGATTTGCAACACCTGATGAAATTTGCATGTGTATAGACAACCGTCATGGCTGTAATAAAACAATTTCAGATTTGAAGGACATATTTAATGAGTGGAAATCATTACTTTGATGCCATCACAGAAT